GCGTTGATCTACGATCTTCAGAAAGCAATCGTAGCCGCTAAATTGATCCTTATTAAAAAGCTTGACTCTATCAAAGAGATCAACACCTTTATCCGCACACGAAACGGATTTAAAGTAACGGGTCAAGAAGGCTTTGTTGCTATTGACCGTACAAGTGGTGGCGCAGTTAAGCTTGTTGATCGCCTTGAATTTTCCACCAACAATTTCAGCAAAGACGTACTCAAAGGTTGGGACCATTAATCCTTATAGATACATTGTATGAGCGAACAAAACCTCACGGAAAGGCCCGGCGAATGGGTGGTTTTTGACACAGAGAAAAAGAAGGAACATCGCGTTCCTAACTTTGGTGCTGCTGTTGAGCTCGCAAAGAAGTTTGAAAATCCCCTTGTTCACGACGCTGAATACTGGGATCAAAACAAAGACAGCACTTTCCTCAAGGGATTTACACAGGAAGAAAACGATCTTAGTGAGGCTCTTACCGTTGCTCAGCGAATGAAGCGACGCAATGCAATGCGAAAGGCAAAGGCCAAGATCGCACTTGGTAGAAGACGCGCTGCGCGCAGAAAGCCAACCCGCAAGGTTTACGTAAAGCGTGCAGAACGAGCAGCTCGCAACCTAGTATTTAAAAAGCTTGCAGGCGGTAAAGACAAAAACGACATGAGCTACGCAGCTCGGCTCGGGATTGAAAAACGAATGAAGGGAAAAACAAAGGCTATTAAAGCTCTTTCAAAAAAACTCTTACCGAAACTAATTAAAAAAGACAAGGCTGCACGATCAGCTAAAAAAGCCAAAGCAGCAGTTGACAACGATGCTGCAACCGCATCTACTACATAAGACAGCAAATGGTAACAATGAAATCATTTAAACAATTCAACGAGGAAAACGAAAAGCCGCTTGTGATTACATTTGGTCGTTTTAATCCTCCCACCGTAGGTCACGGTAAGCTTTTTAAAAAGGTAGCTTCCATTGCCAAGGGTAACGACTATCGTATTCATTCGTCTCAGTCGTCAGATCCCAAGAAAAACCCCCTTTCTTACAAGGACAAAATTAAGTTTCTCCGTAAGATGTTTCCTGACCACGGACGAAGCTTTATTCTTGACACATCGATTAAGAACATCTTTAATGCTGCTTCCAAGGCACACGACGACGGCTACAACAAATTGATCGTTGTGGTTGGAAGTGATCGGGTAAACGAATTTAAAAAGACACTTACAAAATACAACGGTGAAAAAGGCCGACACGGATTCTACGATTTCGAACACGGAATCGAAATCAAAAGTGCTGGAGCTCGTGATCCTGATTCCGATGATGCAGTGGAAGCAATGAGCGCAAGCAAAATGCGGGCAGCTGCAGAGGAAAACGACCTTAAAACATTTACCCTCGGCATGCCAAAGAACTTCCGAGGTGTGGCTGATCTAATGAATGCAGTCCGCAAAGGAATGGGTTTAAAAGAATCAACCAACTTTAGAAAACACGTTGAGCTTGAAACCACCAACGTCCGCGAGCAATACATCTCCGGAAAAATCTTTAACATTGGTGATCGTGTTATTAATAAAAAAGATAACCAAGAATACGAGATTGTTGAGAAATTTACAAACTACGTTTCGATTCAAAAAGAAGACAAAACAATTAAGGCCTTTATCACCGACCTTTCTGAATTAAAAACTGATTAACATAAATAATAAATACCTATGAAAAACCTAAAAGATATTCTCTCCGGAACCGCACCGGCTGAATGCAGTGACGCTGACATGGAATCAACCATCGCAGAAGCTGTTGAGGCTGATAAAGCTCCCGAAGTTGAAAAACCAGCTTCCGCTGACAAGGTTACACTCGCAATGGCAAACCTTTCTGATATGGTTACCATGGCCGATGAAATCTACTACACCTTGGCCGAGATGGAACAAATTGAAGAAGACATGGTCGAAAACATCAAAAGCGCTTTTGTTGCACTTGATGAGATCTACAAAGAAGTGGATGAAAAATACGACATCGCAGTTCCAGAAATGGGACCAGAAACCGTTGAAGAAGCCGAGGAAATTCTAGGCGAAAAACTTGACGATATCTTAAACGAAGACGCAAAAGTCATTCAAATGAAATCTCTCGAAGACCTCAAAGGTAAAAAAGAGATTCTCAAAGCAATGTACGGAGCCATGCGAAAAATGCGTAAGGCAGACCTTCAGGCTTCATACAAGTACATGAAGGCATCACATTGCGCATCTCATGATGCAACTGAAATGATGGGCAAGCGTGACGACATTCTTCTCGGTATGATGAAGGATCTCAAAGCTATGAAGATGGATGATCTTAAAGACTCCTACGGTTTCATGAAGGCAAACTACGGAGAAGAAATTAAGATCAACGCTTCTCATTGCACAAGCGAAGACGCAGACCTTGAAGAGATGAAAACAAAGGACGACGATCTTGCTGTTATGATCTACGATTTCATCGGAGCAGACACTGAGGGAACACCCCTTAAAACACTTATCTACCAAGCTGTTGGAAAATACTTTGGCTCTCACAGAGACAAAGAAACTGAAGAACGTTAATCTTAAATCACCTCTTTGCTAGTTCGGTTTAACGACCGCTGGCAAGGAGGTGCAAAAGATACTACCATGGCAGAATACACAGACATCTTTGTTGATCAAGGAAGCAACCTTTCTAGCACGGTTGAAGTTACTGATAAAAACGGAGCTCCAACAGATTTGACAGGATATTCTGTTCGTGGAGAGGTTCGCAGATCACACACCTCTTCCCTTTCTGCTACCTTTACAGCGGCGATTGACTCTGATCCAACAACGGGTGTTGTTACTATTTCTCTAAGCCCATCTCAAACCGCTTTGTTAAAATCGGGACGATATGTTTACGACGTTGAGGTCTACATTGACGACTCACCAGAAACAACTGTCCTCAGGGTCAGCGAAGGCCAGGTCCACGTGACCCCCAGGGTAACACAGCCCTAGGAGGTAAAAGCGAAAAATAACCTTTATAGAGGTGCTGTGGTATTTTATAGGTCATATATAATGAGACATGATCAACAACAATCATCTTAATGCCTCAAACTTCAATTTGTACGCGGCTCAGAATTACACCAATCCGCGGGTTCTAGACGTGGACGAGTTTTATGAGGACCTTTATCGCTTTAAGTATCTCAAAAAGCTTTTCACAAAATACGAAAACGGAAAAGGACTTCACGAAAGGCTAATACTTAATCACCTTATTTTGATCTACAACGTCTTTCGAATGGACGCAGCTACCAACATGTGCTTTTTTAAGATCAATGAAAAGTCTTGGCCCGCACTAAAAACATTTATTCTTTTTCTTTCTTACATTAAGGAGGAAGACTTTATAAATATACCTAGTGACGATACAGTCAACCAAAAACTAAAAGAGCTTTAAGATCATGCTATCACTTGCCGACAAATTTTACACACTTAGATTTTTAAGATTGTTAACCACCTCTTGGAAAGACACCGGCGCATTTAAAGCAGGCATTATTGACGACGAGGGAAACGTTTTAAGAAAGGCTCAGACCTCCGCGGATAAAAAGGTCTACAACATGTTTCACAAATTGGTGTTTAACTTTAAAAGACTCCTAGGCAAAATACCCTTTGGCCGATCCAAACTGGGTAGCTACGCCGCAGCTCTTTTACTGCTTAAGGATCACACTGAGATGTCAGAGGAGCTTTTCGGCGAATTGCTTTACGAACTGTTTGAATGCAATCCCCTTGACTGTGAAACAGACGAAGTCATAAAAGAGTCACGATCCTTCATCTTAAACGAATCCCTGGAACTCGAACCAGGTACCTACGAATTTTGCGAAGAAACACTTTTGTTTCAAAATGGTAACACCCTTGAGGGACTCGGAAGAAAACTTCAGTGTACAAAAGAGAACTGCTCTCCACGAGGTTACATCTTTGGCCTTCCCGTTTTCAAATTAAAAGACACAGAAACTGGATCACCAGTTATTGTATCAAACACACAAATAACACCCTTATCCAACTAATCCACATGAGCGTAAGCGAAGATCAGATGACAACAGGTTCCGCGGCTTTTAGTCCAAGACCCTTCTTAAAAAAGCCAGAGGATGGGGAGACCGAGTACTCCCCTGATTACCCAGGTAGTGGACCCAACTGGAAAATGTTTACAGTTTGTGCAGAGACTTTTAGAAAATTTGATACCGGCCGATTCAAGTTCGAACGGTGGGCTAGATACCTCAACCTTCAGGATGAGACAGAAAAGGCAGTGTACGACTATGCCTCCACTAATAGGAAAAAAACCGTCGTTTTAAAATGCTCCACAACCGGAGCGCTTAGAGCAATTCGTAGACTCAACAGAGGATAATAAAAAGCTCTTACAAATCCCTCTTTATTGTTTACAAAGAGGGGTTTTTTGTATATAATGATCTTATCATAAACAATTAACCATTTATTGCGTACCTATGCCAACGATCTTCGAAGAACAAATCAGCCGGAAACCCAACCAATACCCATGGACAGAAGACTTTATCGAGTCAATGCACAATGGCTTTTGGACGGATAAAGAATTTAGCTTTAAGTCAGATGTCCACCAATTTAAAACAGAATTAACAGATCAGGAAAGGGAAATCATCGTTCGAACGCTTTCCGCGATCGGACAAATTGAAGTAGCGGTCAAAAGCTTTTGGGCCAAGCTTGGTGAGAACCTTCCTCACCCCGCTCTGCAAGACCTTGGCTATGTTATGGCCAACACAGAGGTGATTCATAACAATGCATACGAGCGTCTGCTGTCCGTGTTGGACATGGAAGACATCTTCGAAGAGAACCTAAAGCTCGACTGGATTCAAGGTCGAGTTAAGTACCTTCGCAAGTACACCCATCGATTTTACAAGGACAGCAAAAAGCAATACCTTTATGCCATTACCCTGTTCACCCTGCTTGTTGAAAACGTTTCGTTGTTTAGTCAGTTTTATGTTATCAACTGGTTTGCTCGATATAAGAACGTGCTAAAGGACACCGATCAGCAGGTCAAGTACACACGCCAGGAGGAGAACATCCACGCGATGGTTGGTATGAAAATTATCAACACAATTCGTAAAGAGCTTCCTGACCTGTTTGACGACGATCTTGAAGAAAGGATTACGGCTGAAGCACAAGACGCATTCAAGGCAGAAAGCAAAATCGTTGATTGGATGATCAACGGTATTCAGGAGCCTGGTTTAAATGCTGACATCGTAAAGGAATTCATTAAAAACCGGATCAATGCAAGCATGGACGGGATTGGATTCGCAAAGCCATTCGAAATTGATCAGGACTTAATCGCTGAAACAATGTGGTTCGAAGAGGAATTACACGGCAACAACATGACCGATTTTTTTCATTCGAGACCCGTCGAATATTCTAAGAAAAGCCAAAGCTTTGACGAAGACGATCTCTTTTAATTTGAGGATATATAAATTAGATTATGACGAAGAAAGATTACTACTGGCTGAACAAGGATTCGAGGCGTTTCCTAGAACGCGGATACCTGCTTGAAGGAGAAAGCCCTGAGCAACGCTGCAAAGACATCGCTGGTCATGCGGAGAAGATCCTCGGTATAAAGGGATTCGCAGATAAGTTTGAGGAATACCTTGCGTGTGGGTTTTACTCCCTTTCCAGTCCTATCTGGAGTAACTTTGGTCGTGAGCGTGGTCTTCCCATTTCTTGCTTTGGATCCTACATCGACGACACTCTCGAAGAGATCGCTGGAAGCAAGCTTTCTGAGGTGTCTATGATGACAAAGTATGGTGGTGGAACATCCGCTTACTTTGGTGCACTACGTGGACGTGGAGCTCCAATTAGCACGGGTGGAACAAGCACGGGTGCGGTTCACTTTATGGAGCTTTATGACAAGCTTATGAGTGTGGTGTCTCAGGGCAACGTACGTCGTGGCTCGTTCGCGGCTTACCTCCCTGTTGATCACCCAGACATTGAGGAGTTTCTAAAGATACGTGGCGAAGGCCATGAGATCCAAGAGATGAGTATCGGTGTGACCGTTTCTGACGCCTGGATGCGCGCAATGGTTGACGGAGACAAAGAAAAGCGTCGCATCTGGGGATTGGTTATTAAAAAGCGTTTTGAAAGCGGGTATCCTTATCTAATGTTTTCAGACAACGCCAATAACGGTGCACCGCAGGTTTACAAAGACAAAGGTAAAACCATTCATGCCAGTAACCTCTGTAATGAGATCATGCTTTCTTCAGAGCGTGACGAAAGCTTTGTTTGCAACCTTTCTTCGCTTAACCTTGAACGTTGGGATGATATCCAAGTAACGGATGCGGTGGAAACACTGACCTATTTCTTGGACGCTGTTATGAGTGAATTCATCACAAAGACCGAAGGTATACCACACATGGATGCACCTCGTAATTTTGCCATTGCTCAGCGTGCTCTTGGTATTGGTGTTCTTGGCTGGCATTCGTATCTGCAAAGCAAAATGATTCCCTTTGAAGGTCTTCAGGCTCAAATGCACAACAATCAAATATGGAGTACAATCCGTATTCGCACGGACGCTGCTTCAGAGGAACTTGCAACGAAGTTCGGTGAGCCTTCACTACTCGAAGGGTATGGCCGACGTAATGTTACCACACTTGCCATTGCGCCAACAACTTCAAGTTCGTTTATTCTTGGTCAAACATCTCCAAGTATCGAACCACTCAATTCCAATTACTTTACGAAGGATCTCGCAAAGGGTAAATTTACATTCAAGAATCCTTACCTAAAAGGTCTTCTTCGCGAAAAAGGTTTGGACACCCAAGAAGTTTGGCACGAAATCCTTACCCATGGTGGAAGCGTACAGCACCTCACAGAGCTCAGCGAAGAGGAAAGAGATGTGTTTAAAACCTTTGGTGAAATATCTCAACGCGAGGTAATCATTCAGGCCGCTCAGCGACAGAAGTTTGTTGATCAGGGGCAAAGCCTTAACCTAATGATCCCGCCCAAAGCAAAGCCAAAAGACGTAAACGAACTTCTGATCCAGGCCTGGGAGTGGGGAATCAAAGGTCTTTATTACCAGCGCAGTGCCAATCCCGCTCAGGAACTGGCACGCAGTATAAACAACTGCAAGTCCTGCGAGGGATAAAAAAGGTTTATAGATAATATAAACAAATCAGATGATAACTCAGCATAGATGCCCCAATTGCAATGCCTCCTATGAGGTAACATGGGACGACTCCGAATCGGATTATTATTTAGAGGTCGAGGAAACCGACACCGACTACGACGACTACGACAAGGAGGAGTATCCACAATATTGTCCATTCTGCGGAACTCACAATTCCTACAACGGAGAGCTTTGATTGGTCATGTGGACTTACAAGGGCGAAGAATTTACCTCGGAGATGATCGAGGACTACGTTGGGTACGTGTACATCCTGACCAATAAACTTACCGGCATGAAGTACGTCGGAAAAAAGAAATTTCATTTCAAGGTTACCAAGCCACCTCTCAAGGGTAAAAAGCGCAAACGTCGTTCGCTCAAGGAATCCGATTGGCAGGAATATTACGGCTCCAGCGAAGAAACAAAAGCCCTTGTAGAAGAACACGGTGGTGACATCTTTGAACGCGAGATCCTGCACCTCTGCGAAAAGCTTGGCGAACTTTCATACCTTGAAATGCTTGAACAAGTCCAACGTGAGGTTCTTCTTCGCGATGACTACTACAACGGTATTATCCAATGTCGGATTCACCGTAATCACGTAAAAGGTCTAAAAAAGACTAAAAAGTGATTTACATTCCCATGGAACTATGGTAGAATAGTAGTCCAAACAAAATCTCTATCAAATGATTATCGTAGACTTCTCCGCAATTTCAATTGCATCTGTGTTTTCACAGCCCAAATCAAATCTCGAAGAAAACCTTCTTCGCCACATGATCCTGAATTCCCTCAGGCTCTACAATCTTAAGTACCGTGCAGAATACGGTCGGATGATACTTGCATGCGATGCTGGCTCCTGGCGCAAAGGTCCATTCCCAGAATACAAAGCAGCTCGTAAAAAAACACGCGACAGCTCTACACTCGATTGGAAAGAAATCTTTGGCTGGCTCAACACCATCACAGATGAGATTGACGAACACCTTCCGTATCCAGTGCTAAGTGTTTCAGGCGCAGAAGCGGACGATGTTATTGCAACCCTTGTCGAAAGCACCCAGGAGTTCGGTAACCACGAAAAGGTCATGATCATCTCTGGCGACAAAGACTTTATTCAATTACAAAAGTATGACAACGTGGATCAGTTCTCTCCTCTTACAAAAAAGCTTATCAAAGATCCCAATCCAACCAAGTACATCTTCGAACACATTATCCGCGGCGACAGTGGCGATGGTGTTCCCAACGTTCTTTCTGCAGATGATGTCTTTGTTTCAGAAGATGCGAGGCAAACACCTCTTCGTTCCAAGAAGATCGAGGAATGGTACGAAGCCTCACGCACAAAGGATATGAAAGAGATCCTTGACCAAGAAACATACCGCAATTACTGTCGCAACCGGTCCATGATCGACCTATCCCGAATTCCCGAAGACGTCACAACACGAATCAGAGAAGAATACGCAAAGAAAGAGGTAAAGCCCAATGGCAAAGTTCTTAATTACCTTATTAGCCGACGGTGCAGCCAACTTGTTTCTTGCGCGGAGGAATTTTTTATTAAGTCATAGATAATAACAACACCGTTAATATGAAAGCAAATCCAACCCCTAGAAACAACAGGACCAAACTTCCTCATGAAGTTTTTGATCTTTGCGAAGAAGCTAAAAGCGTTAAAGAACGTGTTTCAATTCTTAAAGAGGAATCTACTTTTGGAATTAGAACACTTCTTCAGGCAAACTATCTAAAAGATCTTGAATTCGATCTTCCCGAAGGTGATCCGCCCTACCGTGTAAACGAGGCGGTTCCGGGTAATCAGTCGCGTCACTTTGAAAAGGTTGTTAGAGATCTTAAACATCTTGTTAAGCAATCACCTTTGTCTAAGCTTGCAAAGGAGTCCAAGTACATTCGACTTCTGGAATCCGTGTCAGCTGAAGATGCAAAAATTGTTATTGCAGTAAAAGATAAAAAGCTAAAAAGCCTTTACAAGTCTCTTACGGAGTCCACAGTACGCAAGGCCTTTCCAAACATTCTTCCTCCGACAGAGCCCAAGAAGTAAAGATGACTTACAATTACTGCTGTGAAACCTGCGGGGAAACCTGGGAAGAAAGTCACCCGGTGGCCAAAAGGGATGACCCCGTTGGCAATCCGTGTCCGCACTGCGAGACCGGGAAGAAAAAACGAGGTATAACAGCACCCGGTTTTTCTTTTGATACCAGGCAAACAACCATACAAAAAGCTGGCGGTGATTGGAACTGTTTGCTTAAAAAGATTCACAAGAATTCCGGTAAACGGTCTAAAGTCCATCACGAATAAATCACATGAAATTAAACAAGGCGCATCTTCGATATCCAACCCAGGATTGGAACGCTGCGCCAAACAGTTACTGGCAGCCTCCTAATATTTCAGAATGGGACAAATGCCGACGCTGCGGACTGAGACCAAGGATACGAGTTACCAATGACATGAGGCGCACCTCGTGTGGATGCTGGAGAAGCGAAGGAGATCGCTGGCAGATCGCTGCCGAGGCAAGAAGCTCGTATGTAAGAAGAAAAGGATGTGACAAGGGATACGACCGTGATGCTTTAAGAGAAAACTGGAACACATACTGCCGAACAGGCAAACTAAAATTTAAACTAGGAACACGGTTCAGGTTTGGGTTCATTTGGGAACCATTACTGGGAATTGTTAGAAAACAAGGATAATTTAAATATGCAAAAACAAAAAGAAAACAATGTTACTATGGGGTTGGAGGATCTCTTTTTAGGAGGAAGCAAACCAAATAATTTTGCAAGTGAGTATGGATCTGTCATGGATTTCTATCTCTTGGGATCTATTGGTGAAGCCTCCGAATATATCGACTGGTTTCACAAGATTCGGAACTCGCGACAAACAGATTTAATAAACATCCACATCAACTGCCCGGGTGGAAACCTCTTCACAACAGTTCAGTTTCTTCAGGTCCTCGAGGAGTGTAAGGCACACCTTACTATGAACGTAAGCGGAGCTTGCATGAGTGCAGCAACCCTAATTTTTCTTCAGGGAGATGACTTTGTAATCAATGAGCACAGTGCATTTTTGTTTCACAACTACAGCGGCGGAATGATCGGTAAAGGCGGAGAGATGTATTCAAACGTGGTACATGACAGAAAATGGTCTGAAAAACTTTTCAGTTCTCAGTACCAGGATTTTCTTACGGAAGAAGAGATTAGTAACCTTGTTGATGACAAAGACATTTGGATGGACGCAAACACTGTGGTTGAAAGACTCCAGGCAAGAGGAAAGGCCCGTGAAGAAGAACTTGAAGTTAAAGGAAGCTCACCTCCTAAGAAAAAGACTACCAAGAAAAAGACTACAAAGAAAACAAAATAAATCATGACACCTGCAGACCTAAACTATAGATTCAAGTATCGCCTTGCGCTTACCATTATGCTCGAAACCGGCCAGGAAATTTCTGAGCAAAACGAGCCTTGGGTAATACCCATTGAATCTGAATATAAAAGAATTCAAGCTAAAGAGTCCAAGTTATCTTCACGAAACAGAAAAGATTTATCGGCGGCATACGAAGC